TTTGTACGGCAAGATTAGGCCAATGCGTAAAATTAGATTTAGGGCAGAATTTTTAGGTGTTACCTATAACTTAGGATCATTTTATATTCAACAATGGGATTACCAAAGCCCTACTGGATTTGATCCGGCTTATGTAACTTTAAATTGTGTAGATGGATTTCAATTATTAAATTTATCAACTTTGACTACTGTTACAGGTGGGGTAGCAGGTCAGACAACCGCACAAAGAGTTAGTAGTTTATTAGATGCCGGCGATTGGCCAGGCGGCATGAGAGAGATTTCTACAACTGCAACTACAACTGTCCAGGCTGATGCCGGCACATCTAGGTCATTATTGTCAGCTTGTCAAACAGTAGAACAAACTGAATTAGGCGCTTTTTTTGTTAATGAATTAGGATTTGTAGAATTTTTATCTAGGGCAGATATTGTCACATTATCGGGTGGTACACCTACACTGTTTAGTGATCAAATAGGGTCAGGTGATATTACTTACCAGGCAGTGCAATTTGATATTTCAGATGAACAAATGATTAACCAGGTTGCAGTAACACGCAGTGGCGGTGTTACACAAGTTGCCAGTGATGCCGCATCAATAAATGATTACTTTAAACATAGCCGAGTAAGAAGCGGCATTATGGAAACCGATTTAGATGCTGAAAATCAAGCATTAACAATTATTGCTTCCCGAAAAGAGCAGGGTGTTAATATCCAGTTGAACTCACTTAAAGTAGATGCCTTTGGTACAGATGACCCATCAAGAACAGTTGCCGCTTTAAATTTGGATGTTTTTGACCCAATACAGGTAACTCAAACATTTCCTAATGGCAATGTGGTATCAGATACCCTAATTGGTGGGGTGGAGTATCAGATAACCCCTAGAAGTTTTATGGTGACTTTTTCATGCGCCCAACCCTTTGCGGTGGGTTTTTTGCTAGACTCTAGCGTTGATGGAATTTTAGATGAAGATTTTATTACTTATTAGGAGTGTGTAGATGGCAACCTTTGTAACCGGTCAAGTCTTAACGGCGGCTCAAATGAACAGCATCGCCAATCTTACTGTTAGGGGTGTATCAACAACTAGCGATACCTTTGTCCTTGCGGATGCTGATAATAAATTGATTACTTATTCAAATACAGGTACTACAACAATTACAATACCACCAGAGAGTTCAGTGGCCTTCACAACTGGATCAGTAATAAATGTTATTAAAATTGGTGCAGCTGGCACTGTAAGCATTATTCAAGGTGCTGGCGTAACTGTTGCATCTGCCGGCGCAACATCAACAAATCCAACAATAACAACTACTTTTGCAGCCGCAAGTTGTATCAAAGTTGGTGCAGATAGTTGGTATGTGGTAGGCCGAATAGCCTAATATGTCAAGCACAATTTTAGGGATCATTGCTAGTAGTGGTAGTGCAGCACCAGTTGTATTTCCTATTATTGTTGCACACGATACTACACCATTTGTTAGTGCCTACCCTTGGTCACCTGGCTTTGGTACAAAGTATGCAAACCCAGCATCATTGCCGCCTGGTAATGGTAGGGCAGTAGATTTTAATTTAGATGGTACAAATTTAGCAATGGCAAGTGCAACAACGCCATTTATTGTGGGTTATTCTTGGTCAACAGGCTTTGGTAGTAAATATGCTAATCCTGCAACATTGCCAGCTGGTCAGGGTACTGATATTCATATTAGTAAAAATGGTGCATCAGTAGTTATGTCACATTTAACTACACCAAGAGTTAGTGCTTATCCATGGTCAGCAAGTGGTATTGGTACAAAGTATGCTAATCCTGCAACATTACCCGTAGATGATTCTTTAACCGCACAGTTTAGTCCGGATAATGCTTATGTTGCCGTTGGTTTTAGTACATCACCTAGAATACATGTTTATCCTTGGTCACCTGGCTTTGGTACAAAATTGGCTAATCCTGCAACATTGCCTGTTGATAGTGTTACAGGTGTTGAATGGAGTCCTAATAATTCATCAATTGCAGTATCTGTTAGTGGCCTTACACCTTATCAGGCCGCCTATCCTTGGTCGGCAGGCTTTGGCACAAAATATGCTGATCCAGCCACACTTCCAGCCGGCAATGCTAATGCTATTTCATTTATTTCTGATAGTTCAGCAATTGCTTTTGCACACGAAACTTCACCATTCATAACCGCCTATCCTTGGTCACCTGGTTATGGTACAAAGTATGCAAATCCAGGCACGCTTCCTACCGGTATTGGTAGAGATCTTGAGTTTAGTAATAATGGCGCATCAATCGCTGTTGTTCACGAAACTTCACCATTTGTAACTGCATATCCTTGGTCGGCAGGATTTGGCACTAAGTATGCAAACCCAGCCACACTTCCTACTGGCAGAGGTTTTGGCGTTTTTCTATAATATAACTACTAACAAAGGAATAAATAAATGACAGATGCACCTATCACGCCGCTTCAAGCAAGAATTGATGAAGTAGCACAATATGAAAAAAACATTGCATTGTATAAATCAATGTTGAACAATCTACCAACTGAGTGGCCATCACGACTAGAGCAATACAAAGGTGTCACCGATAAACATGCTGTAATTGGAAAGATTGCGGATTTAGATGATGTTGAGTTATTGTCTGATTTATGGGCGGCAGAAGATTGTGCCAAAGCAATTAGAACTGAAACTTTAGAAAAGCGCAAAGCTGAGGCAATTTTAACAGTTCTAAAAGCATCTAAATAACTTTGTATGTATGGCAAAAATTATAGAACTCACTAGCCCTAATGGATGGCCGGCTAGTGAGGATCGTAAGGCATTGGGCATTGAAACTTTTACAGTGCCAGGCACAAAGATTAGGTTCGCATGTGCCAAAGCCGTTGCACCAATCCTGGTAAGTTTTGCTAAAGATTTCCATGAGTTAGTTGAGCCAATAGATCAAGGCCAACTAGATGATTGGGGTTACGCCTTTAGACAAACCCGGGGATCAGATAAAATTTTAAGTAATCACGCATCCGGCACAGCCATAGATTTAAATGCAATTAAGCATCCTTTGGGCAAGTCAAATACATTTAATAAGGATCAGCGTAATACAATTAACCTGCTAATAACTAAATATGGTTTGACCTGGGGCGGTAATTACAAAAGGCGTAAAGATGATATGCACTTTGAAATTGCGTTAAATCAAAATGAGGTTAAACAAAAAATAAAACAGTTAGGATTAAAATGAAATTAGATGTAAAGAAAAAAGAGATTATTAAGTCTTATCTAAGAAGCGTTGCCGCCGCATCTATTACAACTGCATTAGCCTTAATTGCAGATTGGAACGCTGAATATGCGATTTTGGCAGGTGCTTTAGTTGCACCTTTGGCACGCTATTTTGATCCTAAAGATGACAAGTTTGGCATCAATAGTAAATGACCATGAATGACATCCTTGCACTAGCGGTATCAACTGTAACAATTGTTGGTTCGCTAGTGGCATCAGTGCGTTGGCTGACTAAACACTATCTAAGTGAGTTGAAGCCTGATAATAATGGCCGACATAATTTAGAAGGCAGAGTGTCGCGCATAGAAGAAAAAATAGACACGCTTTACGAAATACTGATTTCCAAGAATTAGTCAGCCCTATCCCCTACCCTATGGCCATGAAGATGTGCGTGGTTGTACCCAGTAGGGGCAGGCCTGAAAATGCGGATCGGCTGGCCAAAGCCTTTATAGATACTAATACGGAAGCTGATCTGTATTTTATTGTAGATAATGATGATCCGAGTTGGGTGGAATACACAAACCATGACCGATACAAAGTTTTACCAGCGGATAATAAAACAGGTGGTTGCGCCGCTTCTCTTAATACCGGTGCGGTTTATTTGTTGGATATTACTAAGTTTCCTTTTTACGATTATTTTGTTTTCATGGGTGATGATCACCTACCTAGAACCGAAGGCTGGGATAAAGCCTTTATGGAAGCGTTAGGCCATAACACAGGTATTGTTTATGGTGATGATTTATTGCAAGGGGCTAACTTGCCAACAGCCTTTGGCATGAGCCGTGATTTAGTTGATGAGCTACGCGGTATGACATTTCCAGGTTGCATACATTTATTCTTTGATAACTTTGTAAAGCAATTAGGATTAGATTTAGATTACTTAAAGTATCTACCAAATGTAATTATTGAACACCTACACCCAGTAGCAGGCAAGGCTGAAATGGATGAAGGTTATGCCCGGGTTAATCAACCTAAGTGGTATGAACAGGATTTACTTATATTGCAAAAATACCTAGCAAGCGCGGAGTATGCAGAGTTGGTCAGAAAATATAGATGAATATATTGATCACTGGGTCACATGGCTTTGTAGGCCGTGCCTTTAGGCGTGCGCTACCTTATGCCAATTTAACCTTAGTTGATTTAAAGCAAGGCGTTGATTGCCGTAAGTTCTTTCAGCTAGAAAAAAAACAATATGATTTAGTAATACATCTAGCCGCTTTAGTTGGTGGCCGTATGGTCATAGAAAATGAACCATTATCACTAGCTGTTGATCTTGCCATTGATGCTGAGTTTGCTACCTGGGCTATGCGAACCGAACAGCCTTATGTTGTGTACTTCTCATCATCTGCCGCCTATCCAATTGAGTTACAAACCCTGGCAAAGAAGAAGAAGTTAAAAGAGAAGGATATAAATTTCAACAAAATAGGTAAGCCGGATATGACCTATGGCTGGACAAAACTCACCGGTGAAATGCTTATGAATTACTTGCGCGAAGAAGGCACAAAGGTATTGACCCTTAGACCATTTAGCGGTTATGGCACTG